GCTGCAGGATCGGGTGGAGGAGGGGCTGGCCGATCTGTCGAAGGCCGGAGAGCTGGGGCTCTATCAGGCCTACAACCTCATCAAACGTTATTCGCAAAAGAAAAATTGAAAAGAGCCGCGCGGATGAGACGAAGTTATTTTGAGGTTGTAATTTTATAAAGTGTTGATATTATGAATAAAGAGTGTTTGTGTGGGGAGAAAAACGGCGTCTTCAGGTGCCTTATAACTTTCCAAAATGGCCTGTTTGGGGCTCTAACTTTCCAAAAACTTTCCAACAATGGCTAAGTTGTCCTTCATAGTCCGGCTGCGTCGGGAACCGGCGCTGGGACAGCAATACATCGTACACATGCAGCTCTCGCATAAGAGTAAGACGAGGTATATAGACACGGGCCTGCGTGTGGGCGTGTCTAAGGCGCCTGCAGGTAAGCTGCGTGTGAACTTCAGCAATGAGACGGGGATGGTGACACCGGGGGAATACGGTTACATAGATAAGAACAGGCGTCTGGCCGAGATGCTGGATAGATCGTACCTGGCAATATCCGGAGGGAACAGGATGATGGACGATATAGACCAGCTTGCAGCCGTCATCAAAGGTGAAGGCCTCGAAGGATCCGCACGAGTGAAGACCGTGCTCTCGGAGTGTCGCCGATACGCTGAGGGCCTGGAACGTCAGCACAAGGACGCGGAGGTGTATGTAGGCCCGCGTGGAGGTGTGCGCAGGATGGGCGCCGAATACGTCACGAACTTCCTGGGCATGATGGATGATTGGGAGCGCATGATGGGCGACATGAGGATAGAAGCCGTAACGCCTGCCGTGATTGGCCGTTGGGTAGAGAAAATATCGGAAAAAGAATACAACGGGAAGCGTCTGTCGCCGGTGACGGTGGGAAAGAAGGTCGGGCAGCTGCGAAGTGTCTTCCGGGAGCTTCAGAGAAACGGCCACGTCTTCCCTGTGGATCCGTTCGCCGGATATAAGCAGCCAAGACATAACCGCGTAGAAAAGGCGATAGACCTTCAAATGGTGCGTCAGTGGGCCGAACATACTCCGTGCCGTAAGAGTGGCCAGGAGGCCATAGATATGTGGTGGATGAGCTTCTATTCCGGTGGGATGGATTTTGCCGATCTGATAAAGATAGACTGGCGTGGAGATCTGGTGAAGTATGTCCGCCAAAAGGTAGAGGGCAGAGGTGATGAAGTGGTAGTGCCGGTGGGCGATGAGATGCGGGCCCTGCTCAGTAAGTATATTTCGCCCGATACGGGCCGCTTGCCGTGGAGTTACATGCACTGCCGTAGTATGAGCCAGGTAATCATTCGTGAGGGCCGCAAATGCGGTCTCCCGGCGTGGTTCTCATACAAGAGCGCCCGTAAGACGTTTGCACAGCTGGCCATGTCGCTGCGCTTCACGGATGCGGAGATAGATTATCTTCTCGGGCACTCGGAGAGGCGACGCGGCGTGATCTTCCACTACAACAGCGTCTCCATCGATGACGCCAGGACGCTGCTCAATGCTGTGGCCATGATGGTGAAGGATGAGCAAGAGGCCCGGCGATGGGTAGCACAAAAGCGAGGCTGGATCTGATGCAAAGAAAAAGCCCCTGCCGCGTCTCTCGACGAAACAGGGGAATGTAACCTAAACAAATTATACCAATGACAAAAAGTGCGTTGCTCTTATTTCTTGATCCCAACATACAGGATCTGGTTGTTGGGCCGGTAAACGAAAGGGAGTGAGACGTGTACCCAGGCGGGGTTCTTCTGCGTGCCTTTCTCCCAGATGAGCTGTCCCACCTGAAGCTTGCCTTCCTGAATGAGACGGGCTGCGAGACGGAACAGGCGCGCGTTGTCGGCGCCCACGTTGATATCGGCCGCTTCGCCGGTAATGTGCTGAGACGTGGAAACGCCTCCAATGGCCTTATTGAGGGCCTTACAACGGAAGCCGGACGTGATGCGCATAGGAGCGCCGTAGGCTTCGCGCAGAGGTTCCAGAACATCCCGGCAGAGGCGCACAAGATTGGAGCGCTCCTTCTCGCTGGGGGTGTTGTCGATGCCCTTCTGTTGGGCGGTGGAAGAGCGTGTGAGCTCTTCGAGGGTGAAGTGAGGTGATAGTTGTGTCATTGTTTTGTTTCTTGGTTTGCGGTTTTTTGTATTGCTTCGATTAGCGCCACGGCGTCCTTCTCGCGGGTGCAGGATATGATTTTTTTTGCAATCGTTGGGATGAGGGCGGCGTGACTATGCTTGCGCTGTTTATTCTCAATGACGCTAAAGCCTTCGATGAAGATGGCACCGACGGCAATCATCATCTCTACGTATGGCAGAGCGTACCATGCGAACAGGCTGCCGATGATGTCGATGAAGAGGAACGGGAACATGACGCCGGTGTAGTCCTTGATTTTTTTGACCGTTTCACGTAACCCGTGGCTGTGGAGTTTCTCGCCGATGGTTTTGGCAGCATCGACGCCGGAGATAAGGTCTGCAAGACAGGCCACCACCATGCCCGTCCACGCCAGGAATATGACGAGGGCGAACACGGTGAGGTGTGCCTGCAGGGCGTCCCAGTCCTGAGTCTTAATCAGTTCAAACATGGCCCTGCGGTTTACGATTGAACATTACTTCCGATGAGCACCCAGCCCATGAAGTTGAGGGCACCTTGTGCATCAATGAAGCCGAGTCGCTGCCATATCTTACCCGTGTCGCCGTTGCTCCGGCCGTAGAAGGTCTGCTCAACGGAAATGAGGCCGTTACCGTCCGGCGTTGTAGCGCGACGGATAGACATTGAGCCCCAGCCTGCAGCGTCGGAGGGAATATTGACGTTCACATAGCCACGGAAGCCAGTCACGGACAACTCATTGGCATCCGCACTGTCCTGCGGGTCAGACGGGAAGAGGGGCTGGTGCTCTTGCAGTGCGGAGTCGGCCTTGTTGAGAGACGTCTTTACCGTTTGGGACAAATCCGTTTTGGAAATGCCGCCGGAGGGCTTCACGTAGTATTCGGTGATGGAGGCCGTCCACGTCGTATTGCTGAGATCTGCAGTTATATAGTAGTGCTTGCCGTTGTAAAAGAACGTCATCATGAAAGTGCTGCCGTAAGAAATGATATTAGCTATGACACTTGTATCGCCACCTTTCAGGGCAATAAGCTTCGTTCTATCCTGATAAGCTGCGTTGCGCAGGTTGACAAAAGCGGTCTTCAAATTACCGGTAATTTCTCCGTTGACAATGTTTTGAACGTCGATGTCAGCGAAGTATATGCTGTGAAGCAGGGTCCTCACGCTCTCTGCCAAGGCACTCTCCGGAACACTTCCGCCCGTCAGCACCTCACCGTCACCGAACGCAATCCAGGAGGCGTTGCTGGAGAAGTTGCCGGCAATGTGCAGGTAGTAGTTACCGGAAACGGGCACGTTGACCTTGATATAGTGCCAGCCGTATTCCGTATCGCTCCGGAAGAGGATGTCACGAATAAAGGCAAGATCCTGCCACTGCTTCTGCTCTTCGGTGAACGGGAACCCGAGGCTTCCCAGGCTTTTCACCTTCACGAAGTCGCTCTTGAGGTGAGCGAGGTCGTGTCCTGCGGCAGTCTGGTCGCTTACGTAGATGTAGGCGTCGCTGTCATAGGGGTAGTTATCCACGCCCTCCCACGAGAAGCCACGGCGATAGATGGCGCGCACCTTGATGATGTCGTTCGGGCGCAGGAAGACGGTCTTGTACACGTCAATGACTTTGTTCTCGCATCCGTTGCCGGCATAGACCTCTGCCAATCGGGTGTTGGAATCCGTGCCGAATCCGGCGCTGACGTTGGCCGTCCACTCGTTGTATGCAATCTCTTCGTTCACCGAATAGTGAAGGAGGGCCGCTGCCGCACTCTGCTGCAGGGTGTAATCGTCGTGAGTGATAGGCACCCAAGGGTGTTCTTTGCCAAGACGGCTGTATGCCTTGCCGCTGTTTCTGCGAGAGAAGCAAACCTGGCCACCGTTACTTGAATGGTACAGGACATACTTTTCATCGCTCTCCGAGCCTTCCGGACGTCCGGACGTGATGCTGTCGTACCAGCCCTCTTCTGTGATGTTCCCGGCGTTAAACTCGCCCCTATGGAGTCCTGTGCCGCGTTCTCCTTGCGGGCCCTGCGGCCCGGTGGGTCCCATCGGGCCGACCTCTCCGTCTTTGCCCGGTTTGGCAGTGATAAAAATCGTCGTCTGTTCTCCCTGGGTGACAGTGACCACCTCCGTGTCCTGGCCGCCCTCGATGGAGACAGAGTTGGCTCCGTTGATTTCTGCCGCTTTGCTCTGCGTACCGACTGCCAGCCAGCCGCTCCCCAGCAACACTTCGGCGGCAGCGATGTCATCGCTGTTGCCGGGGTCTTCCGTTGCTGTGGTCTCCGTCAGACGGAATGCGCCGACGTGGTCCACCTTGGACTGTGTATCTGCGCTGCCGGCGTTTTCGGTCAGTGTGAGACGATAGACTCCGACGATTGTCTGCACATCCGGGGCGACGTGAGCGTACAGGATGTGTCCTTCTGTGCGCTCAATCTCCAGCTCCACCTCATTGCCTTCCGGCGTTGTCATCGACAGGGTGAGGTCGCGTCCGGCAAGTTCCTTCCGCTCTCCGTTGGTGAGGATTGGCCAGGCTATGGCGAGGCTTTTTCCGATTCTGATTTTTCTCATATTGCAAGAATTAAAAACGATTGATAGATGTATCTCTACCAATCGTTCGTTTTCGTGTTTTATGGTTCCCTGGTTAATCCGTGCGCATGAAGTCTGCGTCTGTGGTGGATTTGACGTAAACGTACTGCGAGAGACAGGTGGCGCTGATGGCGGTACCGTTCTCAGTCTCGGCGAATTCCAGCACGCCGTTGCTTTCGGTGCTGGGTACCGTGGTATTGCCGGTGTAGATGCCTACGCTGCCGCCTGCTTTGGTGGAAGAGTCTCCGGGGCGAAGACCTCCGGCCGTCTGGCTTGGGTTGTAGAGGTTCACGGCGTTATAGACGGGGCTTCCGGCATAGGTGCTGCGATATACGCGCACACGCATCCATGTCAGCACGTCACCGATGGCGGATAATCGAGAAGAGATGTGCTGGTGCTCGTTGATGACCTTGATATTGGCTTCGCCTCCGTCATGGTACATAAGCAAGAGCGTGGGATCAGGTGCAAGAATAGGCTCTACGCTTTGCGACAGTGGGCCGGAAATGACAGACACTATAGGGGTGACCATGCTCCCGCTGTAGGTGGTCATGTGGTTGGCAATCGAGAATTGTGCTGGGATTTCTGCCACTTCCCTGCTATCCGTTACGGCCGGGAAGGTCGAAGGCCTGAAGCGGATGGTGCCGTGACTGGTCTGGTAGTAGCCGATATCGGCGTAGTTCTTGCCGCTGAGAGTGCAAACGGGGTAATAGTAGTAGTGTGTCGGCGTGACGTCCACAAGCTCGTAGCAGGTGAATCTCAGCTGGTCGCTCATGGCCCAGGAGTTTGAAGCGTGAGCCTCCGGCGTCATCCAGAGCACGTCTTTCGTCATGACTTTTGTTGCGCCGGAACTCTCGGCCGGGATCTCTATCTGAAGAGGGAGCGTGTCGCCAAACTCAACATAGACGGCCACCGGGAGTGTCGCTGTCTCTCCGAGGATGTTGGTGAGGGCCACGCGGACGTTCACTGTGTCGTCTCCGTTGTCGGTGGCGAAGCAGGATATCTGATAGCTGCTGCTTCCGATGATGCCTCTGAAGGTGAACTTCTGCACGGCGTCCGAATCCATCTCTGCACCGTCGGCTACGGTGGTCATGGTCACTTCGTCTTCCGGTGTTGTGAGGATGGGTACCGCCTGGCCGGTGCGTGTGCCTTGGAGTGTGAGGTAGGCGGGGAAAAGCAGCGTCTTCGTGAAGACGAAATTGCTACCAATGCGCCAGCAGTCCACGTTCGTCTGGTTGCTGAAGGTGTAGTCGCCGCGCTCTGTGGAGAGGTTGCTTCCGGCGTTGCAGGTGAAGGTCTGAGGCGTGCGGCACATGCCTTCGAAGAGCAGCGTGTTTCCGCTGTAGATCTTCACCGGCCACTTCTGATCCGGACAGCACACGGTCATCTTGTGCTTCGTGCTGTTGTAGGCGTAGAGCAGCGTGTGGCTGTCGAGGTCTTCTTCCAGGGCCAGCGTGAAGGCGTAAGGTGTGGCCTCCATCTGCTCCCGATCCTGGAACTGGAAGCGGATCTGACTCGCGCTCTGGATGCGCTCCTGGTAGGTGAGCGTGACGGCCGTAGAGCCCGCCGTGAGCGTGCCGGTGGCCTGCACGGCTCCGGAAGAGTCGCGGAGAGAAATCGTGAGGTCACAGGCCAGAGGCTGCGAGATTTCCACGTCGCCTCCGTAAGCGCCTGCCATGACAGTCTGCTTCAGCGTGAGTGTGCGGGCCGTCGAGTCGGTGATATCCACACAGTCGAGGCCCTGCGGGCCGACAAGTGTCACGCTTTGGATCTGCGCAGGATCCTGAAGGAGTCTTACTTCGGCTCCGGAGTCCTGAAGATATTGCGTCGGGAGTGTCTGTGCTGTGCCCCCTGTGTAGAGGATCGCAATGTCGCAGAGGTTCCAGTCGCTCCACCAGAACGGCCGGACGTACCACAGTGTCTCTCCGGACGTTTTCACCTCAGAGCGATACTGAAGAACGAGGTGGAGCAGAGATGCGTCTTCGAAGGTGATGCCGTCCAGAGCTTCGCCGTCGCCGGTCTCTGCCGTGAGCTTCGTGACGTCGAACGCTCCGGTGAAGGGGAATTCTGCCGTAGCGCTGCCCACTGTCCACTCTCCGAGCTCCGTGCCGTCGTATTTGATGGTGATGTCGGATATCGGGGCTTCGGCGGCAAAGACGGTAAGCGTGCCGCTTTGATAGGCGCAGACAAAGTGGCCGTGCTGATTGCTGATGTCCGTGTATTCGAGTTCGCCGGATCCTTTCAGCTTCACGGTCATCTTCACATAGCTTCCCACCTGGGAGTTGATGGTGACCTGAGATATCAGGGCCTGTCCGTCCACAAGCAGCCAGCCGTCTTCTTCGATGTAGCGGATATGCACGGGGACGCCGTTGTGCTGCAGAAGAAGAAGCAGCTGGTCGGCGGTGTAGAGGTGACCTTCGTACTGGAAAACCTTCTCGGCGCTTCCCCAGAATCCGTCGTGCGCGAGCTCCCAGCTCGTGAGGCCTGCAGTATAGGTCTTGGCCCGTCCGGTCTTGGGCGAGCTCTTTTCTATGGCTTCGAGCTTTGTTTCTAAGGTGTCCTTCTGCGAGAACGCGATGACATGATATGCTCCGGCGTCGTCCACGATGCCCAGCTTGAAGTATTGTCCGAGTTTCTTCATGTTATAGTGTGCGAATGAGTTTAAGTGATGCGCGGTTGTTCTTGCAGTCCATCCCGACGGCCAGGGGGAAGTATTCCGCGCCGTCGAATCTGAAGGACGCGGGATAGGCCAAGCCTGCCAGGTTGAAGTTCTTCATGCTGACGGCGCCAAGGTCGAGCAGCTGACGCGGGGAGTCAATATAGGCCTTCCGGCTGTCGCAAAATCCACGGCGGGGTGCAAGATAAGTTTCAGCCGCATTTTCGTCACCGGCCAGCGTCTTGAAGTCCAGGGTAAGCTCTTCCGTACCTCCGGCCAGGTCGGTTTCTTCTGTGGAGGATATGTCGGCGTTCCACTCCAACAGCCTGTGTGTCGCGTCGCTCACCACCTCCGAATAGGTGATGTTCAGCTCCGAGAGTATGGTGTGAGTGGCAATAAGCGGATAGTGCCCGCCGTTAAAGAGAATATCCTTCTCCATGCTTTGGTCAATCCACTGGCCGCCATAGACGCGGATAGAAATATAACCGCGACCATTTAGCAGGCCGAACTTCATACCGCCTTCGAATTTCTTCACTGGAATAAGGCTCGAGTCCCGGCATTCTCCTTCGATATAGACTCCCGGAGTGTAAGTGGGTTGGAAAAAGCCGTTACAGCTGCTCCAGTGCAAGTTCCCTGGAGTGAATCTCAGTACATGAGTCGGTGTGCCGGTGGGTGTCGGGCTGTAGTATATCTGCAAGTAGGGACGCACACACAGACTGCTGCCAGGAGAGTATTCGTCGCTCGTGTTCAGATCTGCGTAGGTAGATTTTGCTTTCACCATTAGACAGAACTGCGAAGAGGAAAGCAGTTCACGCATCAGGCGCAGAGTATCTACAGAAACCTCCCACTTGAAGTCTCCGTAGATATCGTAGTCGGATCCCGGCTGGTAGTAGTAACTGGGAGGGTAAAGGTAACGACGCCCTCCGAGCACCAGGCCTTTTTTTACAGCCCATGTGCCGCTCTCGAACTCGAGCACCTGAGACCAGCGCGTGCAGTCCACGACGCTACGATGCTCCAGACGCTGTGCACCGGTAGGAAAGCAGGGAAAAGTGTTCACCGCACTACCTCTGGGGTGGCGTATCTCATAATCCATCACCCATGCGTGACGGTCGAAAGTAAACGGCCACTTCAAGTTCTCAGGTGGGACATCCATGTAGCGGAGTCCTGCCATGTCACGGGGGCCGTTGGAGTAGGGGCCGGTGATATCGTCCGACTCCATCTTCACAATATCGTCTCCGCTGTAGTCCACGGTGCCGTCTTCCGGCTTGTACTTCAGCGTGACCTTCGAAGGCGGGGGAAGAATGCTCTCCGTATTTTTCGTCCCGGCCACTTCGTCATCAATATCCATGATGACCTGAGCCTGCTGCGCGCCGTCCATGTGGCCGCTGCCGTCCGGATTGGGCGTGTAAAGGTTGGCCGTGCTGGCGTTCGAGGTGCCCACATACCAGCGGTTCCCGATCTGGCGAAGGCGGCCGTAAGGAGAAAGCAGAGTTTCGACGATATCCTGATAGGCCGTCTGCTTTTCTCCGGACGGATCTATGAAGTAGCTGGGGTAGAACTTGCCGGAGCCCCAATAGTGGTCTGTCTGCTTCCCGTCGCGACCGGTATAAAGCTTCGTGTCGCTCACAAGGAACTCGCCGATGGAGAGGTCTCCGCCTACACGCTGGTAAGCTGTGTGCAGGAGCTGTATAATGTTCCGGGATGTGTCCGAGGTGTCGATATAGACGTATTGCAGGGCGCTCACCATGTCGCAAACGGTAAGCTCTATTTCGAAGGTCGGGACCACCCAATCCTGGTCGAAGGTCTCCGGGAGCAGAAAGCCCTGCCAGGCGATGACGCCTTCACGGGTAACCACCACTCGCCGGTCTCCGAACTTTTTGGGCAAGAGGCGTTCCACCTGAAGCTCTCTGGCGTCTTCGTCGTTTTCAATGAGCAGGCGCAGGGTGCCGGTGGTGGGCAACAGACACTCATCCTGTGCGCCGTCGGACTTGCCCTTCCACTCCAGGGGAGAGGCGGAGGGAACCAGTTCCACAAGGCCCGTCGGGGGCTCGTTGCTCTGGATCATGATTACCCAGAGGCCTTCATCAATATCCTTGAATTGTATCTTATAGGAGTCGTACCACATAAAACAGAAAAGTGCACGTTTCTACTTAACGTACACTTTAGCTGTTTATGGTTTCCTTTTGCGGTTGAAGAAGGCGTTAGCCTCTGACGTCTGCCGTTGGATGGCCGCTTCTATCTCTTTCGGTGGCCGGTGGGCCGGGCTCTGTTCGTCATCCTTGAAGAGAGGATCATCCGTGAGCCATTTCGGTGTGGCGTCACCTTTAGCCTTGAACATGGCGCCGATGCAGTTGGCCAGATAGGCGGCGGCAAAGGTGGGTGCCCGTTTGCGCCGGTCGAGGCCCTGGATGTAGAGGGATGCTTCCGCGAAGGTCAGCTCCCGGCGAAAATACGCCGGATCCATGCCGCCTTGGCCGACAGCCAGGATATAAATCTTCCGAGCATTGAGGCTTTTTTTTTACCTTCTTCTTCCCGGTCCTTCTCTTGCTCAGTTGGAGCGTACACGGCTTCCAGCTCGTTCCAGCGCCTCCAGAACCACAGCTGCAGCTCATTGACCTGGTTGTGCGTGAGCTTCAGCATGAAGTTGTAGAGGTCGATGCTTTGCTCTATGCCGCGGTTGGAAGACATGAAGACGGCGTAGAGCAGCGCGTACTGGTAGCGCTTCGTGGGGATCTTGCCCGTCTTCTGGATCTTCTCTCCGTTCGGGCCTTCCTCTTCGGTGACGATATCGGTCATGGTCGGCTCTCCGTTCATGAGGGAGTCGGCGATCATGGCGATGCCGACAGTTCCGTTCATCTCCATGGGGTACTCTTTGTTGTCGATGGTGATTGTCATAGCGTGTGCGTGTTTGTGGTTAAAGAAAAAGAAGCGGGTGCCCCCGGGCGTTCGTCTCCGAGGGCACTTCGCGTATGTTACTCTCCGGCGTTGGGAGAGACTACGGTGGGCATGCCTACGCTGGAGAACTCGGCGGACATCTTGGAGTCTTCCTGGTTCTCGCCGCTGGCAGGCGTGAGAGACGTGCAGCGGAAGTCACCTTCGATCAGAACGGTGTCGGGCGTGCCCCAGCTGTGCTTTGCGTTCTCGTTCTCATCCACGGCGTGCCCGATGCTGCCGGGGTAGTAGCCGAGCGCAACGTGACAGAGCATGCCTGTCTTTACGGCGTTCATCATAAAGTCCACGCCGGTATCGGCCAGAGCTGCGCTGTCTTCTGCAGGAACGAAGCTCTCCGAAGAGATGCTGACAGAGCGAGACTTCACGGCCTTGTGTACGGCCTTGTCGTTCATGTCCTTGTCGCGGACGTCCTCAGTCTCCACGGACACGGAGAGTGTGTGGCTGGTGGAGCACAGGATGGTCTCCCAGGCGTTGTTCCTCTTGATGGCGACCATGAGGGCCTTGCCGCTGATCTTCTCCTGGATCTCGGCTGCGGGCTGGATGGTGACAAACGAGCCCGGCTCCAGGGGAGAGGCGCCGTCAAGGGAGATCTTCACGGTGGCTTTTTCGTCCACGGCGCCGGTAATCTCAAAGCTGGTGATGATGGCCGTGCCCTTGTAGCAGCACTGGTTGGCGTACCGGCCGGGCGTCTGGAACTGAACGGGAACTTTTGCGTCGCCGTTCACCACCTTGTCGAGCAGCTGGGCCAGCAGGGCTACGTTCACAACATAGCTCTCGTTGCCGGCCGTCCAGTCGTAGTAAGTGAACGAAGGCGCGGCCCACTCGCCGTTGCCGGGATCGTCTTTTGCCTGAGTGTCCTCAGACTGGCCCTGTACTTGGAATTCACAGGACGTGCTGGCGGCTACAGGCATGAGCACGCCGTTGCCAAGGAGGTCGAGAAGCAGATTGACGTTCTGACCTTTCAAATGGTTTACATGTGCCATAGTCTTTTTGGGTTTTATGGGTTAAGAAATATCGAAGGTGTAGGTGAGCGACACGCAATGACAGTGATCGCCGTCGATGTACTGATCTTCGCCCACCTGAAGCTTGTAGTCGCGAATGGGTGACGCTCCGGAGGCGATGTAGGCCGTCACGGCCAGGTGCACCAGGTCGCAGAGCTCTGGGATCTCGCCGTAGGTGCGGGCGTTCACGTCGATGGTGACACCGACGCCTACAGGTGCGCGAGAGCCGTCTTTGTCCTTCTCCACGTTGAAGGCGTTGCGGCCGTAGGTGATGTAGGGGTACTCCGGATCTCCGTCCGAGTCGTAGAGGATGGGCCAGATGCGCGCCCCGACAGCGGCACTCAGTTCCTCAGAGGCCGTGAGGGCCGCTTTGATGTCCTTGCCCACGCGAAGGGCGTTGGTGATGATGGTTCTTTGTGTGCTCATAGATTATCCTATTGTGAGTGTGGATCCTTTCAGGCCGGAGCTTCGGAGCTCGTTGCGGATTACGGATATCAGCTTGTTACCGTGCACCTCCATGCTCATGTTCAGCCCGTCGGACATGGGAGAGGCGGTGATGGCGGCGGCAACATTGTCCTGCTGCGCTACCGACATGATGAGCTCGCCGCTGTTCACGTTGGCCGTCAGGGCGTCGCCGTGGTAGCTGTTGCCGGGCACGATACCACCGGAGGCATAGCTTCCGGCCGTGGCGCTTTTAATGCCGGCGATGGTGGCGATCATGGTAGCCAGGCCGGTCACGGCGAAGGCGATCCAGCCCCAGGGGCCCATTTCTGATGCAGCCCTGGTTTGTGCTATACCGAAGGCCGAGGCGGTGTTACCGATAGCCGACATGATGAGTCCGGCCACTTTGGCTCCGGGATCGTCAATTTGCTGCAGAGCGCCGCCTATGCCGGTGAAGGCGTTGGCCACGCCGGTCAAGTTCTTTTTCGTGTCGTCAGCCGTCTTCGAGAGGCTTGTCAGCGATTTGCCGTCCACTTCGTAGGTGATAGGGATGGGCTCGAACTCCAAGCCGGACAGCTGTTCGTCGATGGTGGACTTCAGTTGAAGCGCAGCCTCTGTAGAGACGCCGAGGCGTATGGCCAGCGGCTGCACGTCTATCTGCTCCTGGATCTTGGCGATCATGTTTTGCGCTTCCTCATAGGCGGCAGTGGTCGTAGCCTCGTGGAGACGCTGCTTCCACATAGACAGCTGCTCTTCCAGTTGCGCCATACTCTCCGTCGGTGGTGCCACCAACGGAACAGCTTCGAATTTTCTCGTCTCGATCTTCGGAGCTGAGAACTCCTTGGCGCTTCCCCCGGAACCGCTACCGCCTGTACCAGAGTCTGCGCTGGCCCGCTGAAGACGGGCATCGGAAGCGATTTTATCAAAGTAGGTCCCCAGTGCCTGGTTGGCAGAGGCATATTTGTCCTGGATTTCCTTCAGGGCTTCGTCGCCCATCTGGGAAAATCTTCTCAGGGCTTCGTAGCGTTTCTCGTTCTCTTCGTTGTCCCATTTGTAGGAGTTGGTCCAAACGTCGTAATGCGTGTGCTGCTTTTTGAGGGCTGCGGCGTCGCTTGCTGCTGCAGCTTGTCCGCCTTCGCCCATCTCCGCATACTTGGCTACCCACTGACCGTTTGTTGCACCTGTGCGGCTCTTCAGCATTCTGTATGCTTCGTTTTTGCGCAGGGAGGCCATCCGCTTGTAGTAGGCCATTTCCTCCTGCTCCAGCTCCTTCAGGGCCTTCTTTGATTCCTCCACGTCCACGCCGCTTCGGATATTGGCTCTGAGCTCTGAGCGCCGGAGGTTGAATTCCGACTGCTTGCGCATATCGCTGGCGTTGAAGGTAGAGAGCTGATCCATGGCGTCGTAGGCCTCCTTGGCCAGACGGGCCACGTCGCCCAAGTTCCGGATAAAGTTGTCGAGGTTGCCCTGGGAGATGCTTTCCCAAAATCCGTCGGTGACGCGCGTCAGAGCCGCCATGCTGCGCCCGTAGGCGTCGGTGGCCGTTTGGCTTCCGGCCACTATCTTCTTGAAGCCTTCCAGGGCCAAGGAGACGGCTCCGGCCGCTGAAGCCATTTTGAGCAGGGAGACGCCTCCGAGGGCATCCACGGCGCCACGCAGAGATCCGAGCGAAGAGGTGGTCTGAGGCATGGCGGAGCTTAGATCCTTCATGCGGGCCTCTACCTGAGTGATGGAGCCCTGCAGGGCCTTGCCGAACTGGCTTTGTTTCTCTGCGGCCGAAAGCTGATTGAAGCGCGTCTTCATATTGACAAGTGCGCTGTTGAGCTCGCTCATCTGTCCGCGCACGTCCTTGGCCTTCGTTTGGATCTGACCAAGGCTCCGGGCGAATTCTATATCCTCTTTGCTGGCGGCTGCGAAGCTCTTGCCCTGCTTCTGCACTTCAGCCGTGACTCTGTTAAGCTCGAAGACGGCGTTCTTCAGGCTCTTGTCCCAGGCGGCGGTGTCGGCGACGAATCTCTCTACTAATGCCATAGTGCGATGTTTTTCTACTTATCGGACGTTTTGGTGGTTTGTGGTTCCCCGGATGCAGTAAGGGCCCGGATTGCTCCGAGCCCCCCACCACACGCACGCGGTCGAAAGGTGAAAAGGTAAGGCCTTCCGGCCGCTTTGGTTTAGGAGTTGCTCTTCGTGTAAACTACGAAGGCGTCTGCAGCGTCCTTCAGGATGGTCATGCTGAAGTAGCCGTTCACGGTGGCGATGATCTCGTCCGTGTCAGCGGCTACAGCGGAGCTGTTGTCGAGAGACAGGGTGATGTCGCCGTGCTGCATGGTGGGCAGATACTTGAAGTTGCCCAGGCCGATGTTGTGGCCGGCGATGGCGCCCTTCTGGGTGGCACGGTTGATGGCGTTGCACTCGATGACGGGCACGCCCAGCAGCTTGTTGTCGTCGCCGATGAGCATGATGCCGCTACCGGCGTCCTTGGCGGTCACCTTCAGGGTCCAGAAGTCCTCGCTGCCCATTACGAACACGGCACCGGCCAGAGGCAGGTTGCGCTTGGCGATCTTGGAAACCATCTCAGCGGCCGTCTCCTTGGTGAAGGAGGTGTAGGTGCCGGTCTGCTTGCCGGGAACGTAGTTGGCTGCGCCATAGGTGCCCTGCTCTGCGTCCTGAGCGAAGCCGCCGTAGAAGGTAGCGGAAGCCTTCGTGGTGCTGGCTGCAGCGAAGTTCACCTTCTCCATGATGGCGTCCATCAGGCACTTCGTGATGTAGCCAATCAGGTCGAAGTCCGTGTTGATGAGAGCCTGACGGCTGATGCGAACACGCACACGGATGCGCTGCTGGATGGGAGTCTGGGCGTCCAGGTCGATCGTGCGGTCAGCGCCGCTGTCGAGCTCGTTCTTCAGCTCAGCCTCCACGCCACCGGCGAAGGCCCACTGGATCTTGTTGCCGCGCACACCGAGCGTCATGGGCACGCCTGCAGCTGCCAGGATGTCGGTGTCCTTACGGTCGCTGGGGATCATCTCTACGACCGTGACGCCCTGGAGATAGTTGCCGGTGCCGCCCTGGCCGTTGTAGGCGATGCTCTCACGGGTTTGGGGGATGATGAGCTGCTGGCCGGGCTGCAGGTTCAGCAGCTTCTCACGGCAGATCTGATTGGCGCTCTTCTCGGGAGCCTTCGCGGCGTGCTCACGCTCGTAGATCTCCATCTGAACAAGGCCCACTTCGCGCTGGAGGGCGTCGTACTGAGCCTTCATCTCGCGCAGCTTGGCTTCATCCTTCTCCGCCTTCATCTGGTCGTTGAGGGCGATCATCTCTCTCTTGAGTTCTGAAATCTGTTTCATCTTTTGTTGATTTTAGGGTTAATATATTAACTGACAAACTCTTATTACATGTTCGGGCCGTACTGGAGGGCGTCCAGGTAGGCTTCACGCTCCCGGGCCTCGCGGTCGCGACGCTCCTGCAGCTCGCGCTGCTCCTTCAGCTCCTTCTCGCGCTTCTCCTGTTCGGTGGGCTCGGACGCCTTCTTCCCTTCACGCTCCTGCAGCTCGCGCAGAGAGACAGAGGTCGTTTCGTACACGGGATCCATGGCGATAGTGAGTGCGTCGAGCGATGCGAACTTCTCGTGAACGATGGTAGTCTGCTCTCGGCCGTCGGCCAACGTCTCCACTTTCTCCGTGTACTGGTCGGGATAGAATTCGTAGCTGCAGCCTGTGTAGGTGCCGTTCTTTACCAACTCGTAGCAACGGTGGCCCAGGTCGCAGTCAGGCAGAGTCACCACGAAATAGAGGCCGTCGGGCTTCAGGTCGAGCGTGAGCGTGCCCTTGCCCTGCTTGCAGCGGGCCAGAGTGTCGCGGCGCTCGTGAAGAAGGTTGAGCTTCACGTCCTGCTTCAAAAGGAAGTCGGAGGTGATAGCCGTAGGTGACACGCTCTCGATTTCTTTATAGTACTTGCCGTCCCAGAGTACGGCGGGTTTGTTGAAGACGATGGCCTTGCCTTCAATCACCATCTCGTTCGACTCTTCGCCCTCGCGCTTCTCGCGGACTGCGAGTGAGCCGAGAGTGAAGAGGATAGTCTTTTTTGTGTTCATAGTCCTTGTTATGAATGAGTGTTCTACTTATCGGATGTTTTTGTGTCTTGTGGTTCCTTGTTAGGGCTCCGTCTTCTCCCAGACTTCGTTTATGAGCGTCATGATGTCTTCACGGATGGAAGCCATTTCGTTTACGATGGCTGTCTGTGCTGCGCGCTCGAAGAAGGGCCGTGCGGTAATCTTGCCACGGTTGCCCGTGTTTGGGCTCTTGTTCCACCGGTCAGCTTTGCGCCGTTCGTTTTTGGTGAAGGGGATGCGTCGGTCTGATGTGCCGGTCTCAATCCAGCGAAGAATGAAGTCACGGTCGCTGCCCTGGTAGCTATCTACGGCGTTGGTTCTGGGAGAACGGCGTCTGCGGTTGCCGCCACGTCCCGTGTGATCTCCGGCCATTTGCACCATGACACTCCCGCCTGACTTGCCTCCGCGTCTCTTGCCGAACAGGTTCACGTTGAAGCCGATCATGCTTTTGTAGATCATAGACCTCACGGCCTGCTTGGCCTTTCGCGTGTCCGTCTTCATGTTTGCACCCGCCTGCTCGGAGATATGGCGCCGGATGGTGCGGACATGACTCTGGATGATCTTCCTCAGCTGCTTCTCGCCCATGAGGCGATAGCTTCTCAGGCGATCCAGGGCGGCCGTGACCTGCTCGGCGCCTTCCATGACTACTGTGGAGGGGATAGTGCCCATTGCGCTTTCTATTCGTTGGTCAGTTTCTCACACTTCATGGAGACGTAATCTTCGTGCTTCACCTCCACGAACTCCACGATCTTAAATCTCTCGCCCTGCCATTCCAGCTGACAGCGGTCGGACAGGAAGCTATGGCGGGCCGAACGTACCAGGATGAGCTTCTGCAGGAGCACGGCGCCGCTCTGGAAGGCTCTGGCGCCACGCTGGAAGGTGACCATAGCCCACATCTTCCGGGCACGGTTCTCCGGGTAGGTGACACGGCCCTGTCCGCCGTACTCGCTTTCGACCATGACCGGAGGGAAGACCTTGATGCGCTCTGTAAGTAATCCTTTGTCAAGCATTGGAGAGAGATTTCTTGAATTTGTTAATGATGGCCACGGTGGCGGCAGGACACATGCTCAAGGTGGCTTGTGTGGCTGCTTCCGGATGGCGGTACCAGTGTGCGGCAATCTGCATGACGGCGACTTTCAGTTGCGACGGCACTTCGCCGTACTGCTTGATGATGCAGTCGAAGGTGGTGTTGCAATGCTCTTCGATGAGACCAGCGGCGCCCCGAATGTATTCTTCGAGCAGGGCGTCCTGTTCCGTCTCGTCCGGCTCCATGCGGAGATGCTGTCTCAGTAATTCGATGCTGACGATTTCCATAGTTACTCCTCCTTATTTTGGGTTGTTCACGGGTGCCGGTGCTGGGCGCTGTGGTGCGCCCTTCGGCAAGTTGAGCTGTTCGCGCACTTCGTCGGCAGACATGATGCCGGCGTCCACATAGATTTTGCGCGTCTCCGCCTTGGCTTTATCGCCTTCGAGGCACATGGCGTGACGCTCGAAGTGGAACCGGCAGAGCCCATAGAGGTCCTCGCTCAGGATTTTGCTGGCAAACTCGTCCTCAATACTCATCAGCCTGGGCTCCAGTGTGATGTTCTGGAAGAGCTTGTAGGCGTCATCTGTGCTCTTATAGACGGCGTTGCTGGTGGCGAACATCAGCGGACCGGGCACACCGAAGCAACGTCCGATTTCTTCCACTTCCTGCGCCCGCACAAGCAGAGTGGGAGAGACGACATCCTGGAAGCTCTGGGAGATCTCCGTGAGCTGCGTCGCAAATTCGTCAAAGATGAAGTCTGCATCCGTGCGGTATTGCTCATTCAGATTCTCCACGCCTTTCTTCACTTCTTCGTCGGCATAGCCGTTCATGCCGCTGTAGCCGGTGCTTGTCTCCTGCTTCACAATGAAGCGCTTTTGGTTGCCCTTGCCCGCCATGGAGAGCACCAGGCCGGAGGCTGTGGCATAGCGCGTGAGCGCCGAGCGGGCCACATCCACGAGCGAAGCGGCGCGCAGGTCGTTGCGCGTCGATGCGGGCTGATTGAGCAGAATCACGTTGTCCGGCGCCGTCTCGAAGCTTGTGGCCATGAAGACGGGCTGTACGATGTAGCGCACATCCGAGGTGCCCGTCGTCACGGTCTGAAAGGTGCACGGCTCCATCTCCAGCACTTCGCCGTCGAGGGGTGAGCGTCTGAGATAGAGTCCGGCGTTGCCCAGGCCGTCGCTCATCCATGAGAGCAGCTGCCACATCTGCGTGGCGTTCTGCCAGCGGTTGGGCTTCACCTGCATCATCCAGTTCAGGCGGCGCCATTGGCCGCTGTGAGGCCCTTCGTTCCATTCCTCCCACACTCTCCCGGCAGCGTTCCAGCGCTGAAAGGAGAGCTTGCTCACTGCCAGAGCGTCTGCACGTAGGCGCATGGCATGAAATGCAGCGCCTATCCGCTCCGATTCTGCCAGGCCGTGCACAGTGTATATCCGGGAGCCGGTGTTCACGCTCTTCCCTTCGGAAGGCGCCTCTGTCGGCTTCTCGCGCTTGCTCTGTTTCCTGAAATTGAAAAATCCCATATCGATATGCGTTTTTTGTTATTGTCTCTACCTATCCGGCGTTTTACCGCTTCGTGGTTCCCTGGGGGGCGAAGACGTCCCAGGTGTTCTGTTGGATGATGCCCATCAGGAGCCCGATAACGATGTCTATTTTGCTGCTCGTGGGTGAAAGCTTCACGGGCTTGCAGTTGCCCATCTCATCCTCTTTCAGCACAGCAGAGGCAAAGTTGAACGGTATCATCTCGTTGTCGGCGATTTCCAGCACCTGCTCCGGCCAATACACCAGGTCGTACATGGTCTGCGTGCTCGCGTTGAACGAGGCCCACGTCTGGCTCACGGGCACGATGGCTTTCCTTAGAGCTTCGTCGAGCGCCTTGCCGTGCAGACGTCCCGAGAGCCTATCCACAATCCAGGCCCGGAAGAGGTTGATGAAGCGCATGCTGTCGTAGGCATCGTAGCCTATGCTGTAGATATTGACGTGAGAGCTCACGCGGTCGAGCTCAGTCAGGACATCTGCTTCGTTGATGATGCTTCCCGGGCAAACGTGAAGCACTCCGGCCGCCACCCACTTCTCATACAGGGCGCACAGCGTGTGCTGCTTCATTTTGTCTTCGGCGATCCAGGCACAAGCGTCCCAAAAGAAACGCTTCTCGCGCGGGTTGTAGCAGTTGTAGGTCATGACGCAGAGGTCGTCGCCCTTGGAGAAGTCGCAGCCTATCCAACACAGCCACTCCCTGGGGTTCAGGTCATAGACGCGGCGCGTGCCCATCAGCCGCCGGATGCCGCGCTCCTTGATCCAGTCCTTCGCTTTTTCCGTGGTGAAGACGTTGAGGTACTTCGTTTTGAACTCCTTCATCTTCTCCGGATCGGATTTAGCCTCAGAGTATTCCAGGGCGTAGAAGTCCGGCTGCACGGTGACGCCGATATGCGGATTGCATTTGCGCCACACTTTTTCGTCGGCAACGTAGTCCTCTGTCTCCAAGTCCCACGGATCCGGACAGCACAGGTGGGCAAAGCGCCAGTCGATATCCTCTTCTTCTCCGGTGAGCGCTGCCTTCACGCCTCGCAGCATATTTTCAAATGGGCCGTCTATGACCTTCGAGGCCGTGGTGATGATGATGGTCAGGGGCTCCGGTCTGGTACCCATAGACGATGTGAGCACGTTGAGCAGATCTGCGCCCTCCGAGCGCCCGCGCACATAGCGCGCTGCTGCGTATTCGTCGAAGACGACGATGTTTGCGTTCAGACCGTCCTTCGTGCGCCCTCCGGCCGTCAGGTGCTCGATGTAGGCCTCACGGCTCCTGCTGTTGTCATCCTTCCAGTAGATGCCCTTCGAGTTGCTCCGGATTTCGACGCCGTTAGGATCCAGCTGCCGCACGAATTTCTTTACCTCGTTAAAGACCAGGGAGCTCTGGTCGGCCGAGTTGGCGGCGATGTAGGCCTGAGAATTGGCCGGGCCGTTGAGGAAGTCATTGAGAACGGGGACGGCGATGCCGGTAGTCTTCGAGAACTTACGCGGCATGAACAGGATGACCTGTCGCACCAGCCTCCGGCCGTCCGGCTTGTGGAAGCCGTAGATGTGGGCGAACTGGAACGTCTGTATCGGCGTCAGCTTGTACGATTGCCGGCCGTTGAGTCCGGAGAGCTTCAGCGTCTCAAAGAGTTTGATGAACTTTTGCACCGGCTCCGGCTTCCATTCGTACCGGTGGGCCAGTTCCAAAAAACGGCGCCCGGCCAGCACTTCGTAGAGGTTGTGCAGGTCGGGGCCTTCGTCGATGATGCCCTGAAGGTATTGTCTGATTCTTTCGTCCGTCTGGTCTATGACCTCCGGCATGTAGGGGAGTCCTATTCGGATCTCTTCCAGCGCGTAGTCTTTGAGCTCGCGGAGTTCGTCAAGCGTTTTCATGTGTCCGTTTTGCGTATGGTTCTACTTATCGGACACTTTGCGGGTTTTTGGTTCCCCGTCAGCTCATCAGTTCGTCGAGCAGGGCGAGCGCCTTCTTATTCTCTTTCTCTGAGGGCATTTCGGTCTTGTTGCCCAGGCCCAGATAGGCGAGCGTGCGGGCGAGATTGTTGAGCGCTTCCTTGTAGAAGTCCGCGGCCGGATTGCGTTTCGGCACCATGAAGCCAGCCGTATTCTTGTGCGTCAGGTTGATGTTCTGGTGCTCAAATTCAGCGCGCGCCTGCTCTACCAGGCACTCCTGCATGACGGCCACTTTGATCAGAGGCTCGTTGCGCTCATTGTAGAGCCCGGCCTTCCTCAGCCTCTCACGAAGATCTTCCAGTTTGGTCGGTGGCAGTCTCATCGCTCTTGCTCTCTTTGTAGAACTTGTAACCTGCCAGACGTCCGCGTGACAGGGTGGTGCCTCGCTTGATGTAGTCATAGACGAAGGGCGCCGGAACGCCTACCAGCTCTCCCAGGCCCTTCGCCGTCCTTGCTGCGTACCGGTGGCCCAGTGGTGACTCTGCGACATACAGCGTCTCCACGAAGGACGTCCCGTCTGCCCTGGGGCGCTGCTCTTTCGGGCCGTGACTGCCCTTACGGATCACCATGCCGTCTTCCGTGAGATTGGGGTAGTATTGGCCGACGATGCCAAACTTGCTCTTTCTCGGGCCGTTGTAGCCCGTGTGTAACTCTCCGTATGCCATAGTGCTCAGTTTTTGCGTGTGAAATACCAGGGGAACAGGATGCAGGCGGCGAGCACGCCGATGAGTGCCAGTCCGGATATCCATGCGGGCCAGCTGCTCTTCTTCTCTTTGCGGGCCTCCGTGTGTGTGACGCTCGAAGTGCTGTCCGCGCGATGCACAGAGCCACGGCGCTCCTGATTGGAGGCCGTGACTGTCGTGGTGTCCTGCTTATCTTCTGTTTGCGTCTGCGCCGTGCGCTTTCCCTTCTCTGTGGTGCGCGTGCGGGAGTGATGGCGCTCCACGTCGCGCGTGCCGTCTGCGTGCTCGTAGATGATGGTCGAGTCGCGTTCCACGATGCGCTCCGTGTCGCTGGTCTCCGTGTCCGTCTCCGTGTGGGTGTTGGAGACGGAGATGCCGGATGAGTCGCGTGCGGCCACTGTGGATCCTGAGTCCACCTGGGAGACGTGCGCCTGATGGGCGCTGGTGTCTGTCGCGGTGAGTCGCTTGGAGCTGCTGCAGCTGCAGAGCATGAAGATTATCCCGGCAAACAGGATGAGTTCAATAATGACGACGATGGTGTGCGTCCAAGTCCAGTGTCTCATGGCTCAGTCCTCCAGTTTGCGTTCAACGAGGTTCACGATGTCGGCCACGGTGTTGAAGCCCCGGATTTCGTCGTCTTCAATGCTGATGCCGAACGCCTGCTCTACTTCCATGGTAATCTCCACTTGATCCAGGCTGTCGATCTCCAGATCATTCGTCAGGTGGATGTCTTCATTGTCCGGCTGGATGTCGTTCTCGCCGGTCACTTTGACGATGCAGCCAATTACTTTCTCTACGATTTCTTTACGATTCATTTTCTTCATAGTTGTTGGTTTTTATAGGTTTGATGATGTTTGATGATGTCGCGTGTCATTCGGTTTCTGGTTGTGCTCCGGACAGCACGGCGCAGATATCTACCTGTGCCTTTTTGATGATCCGTCTGAGCTTTCCTTTGATAACAGGATTTTTCTTCGTGTTTTCAATCACGGCTAAGTCGAGGTCGTAAAGGGCGCCGGAACAGATATCGACCGCCTTGCCGTACCGATTAGAAAACGCCTCTGATAGTGCCAGCTGCTCTTTAACTTCCTGTAGGTCGTCGATGGTGCCCTCCATGGCAAAGACGTAGCCCTTTTCTTGCAGGATGTCCGCATAGTCGTTAAGTCGCTCTACCTGGAGTTCTCATATTCCTCTTGTTGCGCGAAGGACGCTCTTGTCGTTGGCGATAACGGCCAAAATGCCCCTGTGGATGAATTCGTTTGTGTCATAGTGCGTGTGGTTTTTGTTGGTTCTTTATTCGTTGTTCTACGGCCTCTTTGAATTTCGCGCGGATGAATTCGAGGATTTCTAAATCGTAGGCGGTTATAGGGCGCGTGTTATTGATCATATCTGTTGCGGTTTTAGTGGAAGGTCGGGGTTGTATTCTCCTTGGTCTATACCGTCTACGATCCCGGAAAGATAATCGTAGGCCTCGGGGTTGTTTTCGCGTGGAAGGTATTTAAGCGCCCTGCAGATCTTGTCGGAGGCGTCTTTGCGTAGCCTGTCGAACGCATCCATGTAAGCGTTCGCTTTGTTACAATAGTGGGTAGCAAGTTCATAGGTTCTCTTCAGTTCGGAGTTGTTCCAGGACACTCTTTCGTTCTCTCCAAGTGTGCGGATATATTCAACGTCTGGGATAGTTTGTGTAGAAAGGTGTCCGGGCTCCAGTTGAGGGCGCGTGATGGTCGCGGTGTGTTGTTCACTATCAAAGGTGACGCTCTCAATCGTGTTCTCGTTCACCAGGTGCTTCGTGTTTGCTGTGCTGATAACAATCATAGTGTGTGTGTTTTTGGTGTATTCTTCACATTCGCCGTCTGCAAAGCAGAGACCGCCGGTCTCCTGGAAGCCTCTGCAGTGCTCACGGCAATAAGTTCTGTCTCTGTTCATTCTTGCTTTTCCTCCAGCCAGGCGTCCAGGGCCTTAATGGCCTTGTCGGGCAGACGTTGTGCCGTGGGGTTCTGCTTCACATAATCAATCATGCCGCCAACGCCGTAGATGAGCATGAGGTCGCGCTTGTTGGGGATGAAAAACGCCCCTATGAGGGTGATAAAAAACACGATGCCCGACACCTTTGCCGCCTTAACTGCTGGGCGCCATATCTCAGCGTCATCTTCTTTGTCGGCACAAATAACAATCACGCCCGCAATAATAAGCGCGAAGCCACTGAGGGTTGCGAGGATTTCACAGGCCTTTTCCAGTACGCCCAGCCTCGTGATCCAATAAATTTCTGTCATAGTTTTATAGTTTTATAGGGTTTATGAATTTTACCATAACGGAGCTTCTGTGAACATAATCTTCCCGGCGCAATAGAGCTTTTGGAATTCGTCGGAACTGAGCACAAGGATGGCGCCTTCGTTCTCCGACAGAAGGAGAAGTCTTTTATCCTCTCCGACGTTGCTAAACGTCTTCTCCTGTTTTGTAAGTCCCTGGTTGGGGTTCGTGTTGAGCACGACCTCTATGGAGCGTCCGTTTGTTCCTATTGTTACTTCATCGAAGTAATCCTTGTAGGCCATATCGTGGAGCTCCGGTAGCCAATCCGCTACCAGTGGAACGCAGAGAAACGCAAGGATAGGGCTCGCGGGTGTGGCATCGGAGATAAGCTTCTTTCGTAGGTCTCCGAGAACAAGTGTGACGGTGCTCCCCGAGAGGCTTGGGACGTCCGCCGTCCGAAGCTCGTTCGTCTCTGGCTGTTCTTTTTCGAAGTGATATCCGCGCTTCTCTAATATGTTGGCCAACTCTACTGCTTCGGACACGATATCATTGGTTTTTCCGATGGCGGCGCCGATGTACTGGCCTGTGGAAAGCCTGTGAATACAAGCCTGAAAAATAAAATCTTTCCTTGTCATAGTGCGTGTGTTGTTTAATGGTTGGTTAGAGTTCTTCAAATTCTTTCTCCAGCGCTGCGAGCGTGCTCTTATAGTAACGTTCGATCAGGTCGATGATGGCGTCCATTGTCTTTCTGTCGGTTGGAACAGATTTCTTGGAGGGCAGGGTAAAAAAATAGGTGCCGGTGGTTGTTGTTACTGCCTTGGCATCTCTGAGAGTGTTAAGGTCGTCATTGATGCTGTCGATGTCGAATCTGAGTATTTGTGCTCTTTTAAGTTGTTCTTCTGTCATAGTGGAGGGGTTAAGTAGCATTTGTCGAGCTTTATCTCGGTGCAGGGGTGACGCAGGGCAAAGACGTCGATATGGGCGCCGTTTTGGTTGATGAAGGTGTCGCCCTGGCGGACGCCGAAATACTCAAAGTTGAATTCAAGTCTGAGGCCGACGGCGTTTTCTTTGGGCGTGACGTCCATGCTTGGCGTGCCTTTTAGCTTATAGATAAGGGAGGTGATTCCGGCGGCCTTCAACTTCTTGCGCGTTGCCACTCCCCTGATGGGGTTGTCTATCAGCTCGTGGACTATCTTGCTGACGTCCTGCCATATCTTCTCGCGCACCCTTGCCTCAATGACCACTCCGAGGGTTTCGTTTGCTATGGCTGCGCTTGTTGTTTTGGTTTCAAATTTAATGAGCCTGTCCATGTGTGTATGTCTTTCGTTCTTCGTTCTTTGTTCGCCGTTCTACGGCCTCTTTGAGCTTCGTGCGGATGAATTCGAGAAGGTCGAAGCTCGTATATTTCTCTACCTCATAGACGATGAACGTAAAGCCTTCTTTTTCAAATATCTTCATTTTTGTCTCGGAGTTTCTTTATGGCCACTATTTGTGTGATGCCGGTGGATTTAAGTTGTGTCTGGATGAAGAGCACTTTGTAGTATGAGGTTCCGATATCCAGTAGGGCTCCTATTGACAGGTTGGGGATTGCTCCTTCGAAGTAGAACATATCGTCCCATCCAGAGTCGTCCGGTTTTCGGATTATGAGTTCAGTTTTGATCTTCATAGTGTGTGTGTTTGGTGTATTCGGCACACTCGCCGTCTGCAAAGCAGAGACCGCCGGTCTCCTGGAAACCTCTGCAGTGCTCGCGACAATAGGTTCGGTCGCGGTCGTCGCTCATTGCTCGGAGGTGAACGATTTGATTTCTGCGATGGGGCAGGCTCTCCGTATGCGCGTCATGAGGACGTCGAGATATATCATCATGGCACGGAACTGCAGACGCATATCGCGCTGTTCCTCTTCGCTGAGACTTTTGAAGATGGGGTTGGTACCGATGAAGGCGTCCAGTTTCTCGACCTTCTGTTTCAGTTCTTTGTGCTCAACGAGCATCCTTTCTACATGTGGTTCCATTTTCTTTGATTTTAAGTGTTTAACAAAAATGCCGCCAGTTCCCGTGTACGGTGCTGCCTGGCATACCCCCGGTTGGGCTTGGCGGCAATGGAAAGAAATAATTTGTTTGAACAGATTATTAACAGATATCCTCACGGACTTTTTAGTCAAAACTGAATTCGAGCTGCTGCGGTTCGTGCCTGAACTTGAAGCCCTTCGGCCGCCGCCCGCGAAGACCGGGCCTGATGCCGTTCTCTTCGCAGAACTTACGCTCTTCGGCGATGGCGTCCAGGATGAGCCGACTCAGGAAGCGGTAGATGGTCTGCCCCTTGTGAGTGGCCGCGCGCTTCAACAGGAAGTAATCTTTCGGCAGGATCTTCGTGCCGACGATGACGTAGCGCCCGGCCTGCGATGGCTGTTTATCCTTGGGCTTCGTCTTGTACCCGCGCTTTGGCTTGGCCTCTGCAGCGGTGGTAGTGTCCTTACTCTTTCTCATTGTGCGTGTGTGTTTAGCGGTTCATTTTGCGGGCTGCTCCCGGTCGAAAAACTCAATGACGAAATCCAGCGTGTCGCGCTTCTGGATGGAGATGTCGAGCACATGGAAGATGTAGAATCGGCCTTCGGGCACGTTGGCCACGGTCAGGCTCCATGTCAGGCCCCAGCGGTCGAGCATGAAGGTGAAGAATTCCTTGGCCCTCTGGGTGCGCACGTGGAAGCGTGTCTGGCTGGGCTCGCGCTGCGCCGCCTTCCGGATGGTGTTGGTGGTTTTTCTTGCCATGGTTTTGTGTAGGTTATGAGTTTGTTTGAATACGGTCTAAAACTTGCCGGGATGTGATGCTGCAAGTGGCGGGATGCGGTGTCGCACGCCTCAGAGGGGAAGCAGCGCCTGACGGATGTTATATTTCTCGATCTCTTCCTTGCAGGTGGGCCATTCGCCGTTATAGCGGCAGTATTGCTTTCGGTACTCGTTGGGCTTACAGCGCACCTTGTACTGTTTATCCTCAGCTATGAGGCTCCGGCCGCTCATGGGCTTGTCGAGCATGAGGCAAAAATGAGTGAACTTGCTGCCGTGCGGCACCTCGGACGCGGGCCTCTTGACGCAGAGATTACATCCTTTGCACAACTTCGGCCTCTCTTGTTGCATGTAGATGGGTATCAGAAACATATCTTCACTTATAGGTGTGTAAATTATTGTTCTCTACTTTACGGCGTTTTTCGTGTCTTTTGGTTCCTTTTTCCCGGTTTGGGGTTCTTTGTCGGTTTTTGTGCTTAACTTACAGAAAGCCACGAAAAAAGACCTCCGACTCTGGGCCGCTCACGTCACAGAATTTCAACAGGTGATTTGGGATTCTCGACCTCCCCCGGCCTCCTAAAAACGGGATTGAGAAATTTTTGCAGAAATCCTTCGTTCACGTTGGCCGCGTGCTGCTTCGGTGTGGCTTTGTCATAGGAGCCCAAGGCCTTATGGGCGCGGTCATGGCAGGTCTTACATAAGACTTGCAGGTTCTCGGGAGCGAAGGCCCAGCGCCGTTTCTCTTCCAGGTTGCTGAAGCTGGAGATGGGCCGCTTGTGGTGTACGGACAGCTTCGAGGCTTTGATGCCCGGCATTTCTGCCCGGCCGCATTCCTCGCACACCTGATGCTCCAGGCGATAGAGCCGGGCGAACTTCGGCCACTTCTCGCCGTTCGGGCCGGTGATGACGCCGCTCATGATCTTATTGTAGTCCGGATCTGTCCGTCTGCGTGCGTAGTAGTTCATGCTTCTTCCTCCTTTCCTTCGTTGTCTTCGTTGTCGCGGGAGAAGATGGCGCCCAGCACCTGGTCTTCGAACAGGTCGAGCTGCGTTGTTGTCGTCTTTCGCGTCACCTGCTCCATGTCGCGCCGCTTTTTCTGCACGCACAGCTCACGGCCGTAGATCTGCTCTCCGGATTCCGTGCGCTCGTTGTCGCTGAAGAGGTCTGCGATGTCGGCAGAGATCATGTCGTCGGAGCTCTGGTCTATAAGCTGCCGGATGGTCGCTGCCATATTCGGGGTGCCGAAGCGCTCCTGCAGTTCCTGCAGATGACGGTAGATGTCGGGGAAGCACACCTTCATGATGGCCTCTGCGATGTGGTGGATGTTCACGTCCACGCGATCTGAGGATTCGGAGATGTCGTTGGTCATGATGGCCACGGGTCTTTCCTTCTTATCCTTCACGATGTATATGGCGCGCGTCACCATGGCGTCGTGTCCCATGATGAGCTTCACGCTGTCGTCTGCGTATCGGCCGAAGTCCTGGATGACGTTCCTCATGGCCGGGCTGAGGGAAATCTGCGCGTTGGAGTTCCGGAGGAACGAGATGATCATGCGCTTCAACACCTCGTAGCTCGAAAGGCCTATGGCGTTGCAGGCGGTTTCGAAGGCATTGCCTATCTCGGATTCCGTCTTTGTGTTGATGGATTGATGCTTACTCATTGTCTGTGGGGATAAGATTGAAGGTTTGTATGAGGGTTTCGAGCGTCGGGTTCTGCGCCTTCATGGAGGCCAGCACTTCCGAGACGGGCGTGCGCTTGTGCTCCAGGGCCAGCCTTATGAGCACGTCGCAGAGATCTGCATGGCTCCCGTCGGCCTCCGTCCAGTATTCTTCCATGACCGGCGAGATGTAGATGTTCTCGTAGCCGCATGACTCCTGGATGGTGTTGAGCTGTGCTGCCCACTTTGTCGCGCCGTCTTTATCCGGGTGCAGTTGGATGGTGCGGCCCTGATCCATGACGGGCTTCAGGCGCATTACGTTGAGGTTGGCCAGTCCGCCTGTCGCCATCCAGAGGAACTGAGGGAAGACCGTGGTGCCAACGAGGGCGGTCTTCTCGCTCTCCACGATGTGCACTTCCCGGCCTTCGTACTTGGGGATGCCGAGCTGATGCAGGCCGAACAGACAGCCTTCGAATTGGTAGCGGTCGGGATCGCACTTGGCGTAGCGATTGTGCTTCCACAGCATTGAGTGGATCCAGTTTATGCGGCCCTTGCCGTCTTCGTCCTTCCACCGGTGGCCGTCTGGGTTGTATCGCATCACCTTGCCGCTGCGCACCTTGCCCCTTTCGTCGATGAGCCAAAAGATGGTGTCGCCTTTTGGCTGCGTGGTGCCGATGAAGAGTCGGGTGGCGGAGGCGATGAGCGCATCCTTGGGAAACACGGTGAAGAGGTAGCGCAGGAGCACGTTGTTTTGGGCGTCGTTTCGGGCCGTCACCATGGAGAAGGGGATCTCCATCCGTTCCGTCGGGTTCTTCCGGGCCCACTCCTTGACCTTCTCTTCGTCCCACTCCGGGATGGTGCCGCCGTTCTTCTTCCACTCCGAGGGCGTGACGTGATATCCGCACGAACTCTCGTGGTCGCAACGGCCCACCTTCATGTCGATGATCTGCCCGTCGGGCGTGAGGTAGGGCTTGAAGCACTTGGGCTTTCCGCACCCCGGACAGGGCTCGTTGAGGATGCCCAGCCGGACACGCTCTCCCCACTTCGCCAGATGCGGCGCGCGCGCGGGATCGTAGTTCTCACTCATGGCTGCACCTCCTTCTGCCACATGGGCGCGCTTGCGCGCTTTTTGTACACACATAGAGGGGTTGAGGGTGTGGCCACGCCGGAATTTATATATATATATAAATCCGGCTGTGGCGCACCCTCCACCCTGATAGGTGTGGAGAAAAAGAAAAGAAAAAAGAAAAGAAAATCAAAATGGCGTTTCATCTTCGTTCTCTTTGAATAATTCCTTGCTGTCAGCGGACTCTTTCTCTATCGGGGCGGGTTCCCAGCCGCTGATCAGGCGAAGGCGTCCCTTGTTCATTGTCATTACTTCAATCATACCGAGGGTTATTGCTTTTTGGATCATGGTGGCGCCGGTGGTCTTGCCTTTGCCCACTACTTCGCCTACCGCCTTTCGCAGATCCGTCTTACTCATGGCGGGCTCGCCGTTGAAGGCCTTCTTCAGGTTCTCGTACAGCTGCGTCTGTTCGTCGCGGTCTTCCTGTGTTTTGGGCGCGTTCGTTTCCAGGCCGTCCCAGAGTTCCGGGATGCCGTATCTGAGCGGCCGTCCGTCCTTGTCGGTGTGGTTTGGATCTGCTATGGCGTCGTTGATGCGGAAGCGGAAGCCGTCGGAGCCCTTGTGGCGCTCTTTGTTCTGATCCACCTCATAGTAGATCTCTCCGTTCTGCTGCTTCACGCGAACCACCTTAAAGGCATTCGACACTTTATTCACGGATTCTGTGCCCAGGTTGCCGCGCTGCTTCTCTGTGCCGGGATTGAAGTGCAGAACGCTCCATATCACACAGTCGCCGTCTATGGCTCTGTTGGTGAGGAAGGTGATGAGTTTTACAGATTCCCGGATGTCGTTGAAGTCGAGCAAGAGGTCACGGATGCCGTCAATGAAGATGGCCGTCGGGCGCCACACTTTGATGGCGGCGATGAGCGTCTTCCGGCGCTGCTCCATGTCGAGGCCTCGCACGTTGAGGATGCGCAGACGGTCATAGCGGTTCTTCCGGGTGTCCCAGCCGTTGAGCATGTGTATGCGTCGCTGCACCAGGGCCGTGTCGCTCTCTTCCATTTCGGTGTCGATATAGAGCACCTTTGGCTCTATCTTCGTCTGGCCGTCCTTGCCGTAGAGTTGCGTCACACGTTTGATGCCACAGACACCTTCCGGGTTATCCGTGATGCTGGCTGCAGCGAAAATAGTGGTGAGCCACGTCTTGCCGTTGCCCGCTTCGGCGCTGATGGAGCAGAGATTCCCCAGAGGGGCGATGCCTTGCCCGTGCAGCGTGAGCGTGTATCGGGGAGCGGGATAGTCGTGTTCCGCGTCGATGAGCAGCTGCGACAGGCCGAGCTCTTCCGCCAGCTGGATCTCTTCTCCCGGCGGTATGTGAATTCCGTATTGGTCGGATGGTTTCACTTGTGCGTGTGTTGTGGGTGACGGGATTAGTGGTTACGGAGCCAGTCGCGTGTGTAGCGTGAGGCGCGCTGGATGTCGCAGTGGTTAATGCAGTCCCAGAGATTATATAAGCGGCGTGCGCTGTTCTTGGAGGCCGCCCGGCTGCGGATCACACAGCGTTCACCTACCAGTTTCTCGAAGTAGGTGGGTGATCCGCCCGTCCAGAACACGGCCTGTGCTCTGGGGATCCACTTATTGAAGCAGAGCACTTGCAGGGCCCGGCTGTTCACGGGCACTTCGTCGGGCCAGTTCTCGCGGCGCTTAGGTGTGGTGGGGTGTTTGATAGCGATGTCTTCAGCCATAGTCTTATTCGGGTTGATTGGTGTTGATTACGGTGCCATTCTCTGTGATGGCATTCATGAAGCCCAGCGTGAGGGCGTCCACTTCCTTCTTCAGGGCCTTCGCCTTCTGCAGGTGCTCGTAGGCACGGGTTCGGAAATACTCTTTCTGCTCGTGACGCATGAAGGAAACCTTCTTCACATAAGCGTCGATGGGATGTGTGGTAGCCATAGTTGTGTGTGGTTAGAGGTTAGCGGCAAACTCTTTCATGACACGGATAAACTCTTCTTTCTCTACTTCTTCCTGGGAAAGGAGGTCGTTATAAGCGTCTTCATCGAACACGTCCAGGATGGCGTCTAAACATAAACGCTGAAGCCTCCCGGGCTCTACGGCGTCCAGTTCCACCTGTCCGAGACCGTCCCACGAGGCGGAGCGAGAATCAGAGGCCTTCACGGGTGCGGGAGGCAAGTGCCACGCCGTCACCTGGTCTTTCATGAGTGCGATGCGTCGTACCTCTATGTCATCTACGCCGAGTTTGGAGAGATTTTCTTGTATAGCACGAGGGATGTCTTCTCCGCTTGGATCATAATCGCCGAAGTACAGGATGACGGGCTGCTTCCCGTCGCGTAGTGCTGCCTTAAGCCTGATTGAGGCCTCGTAAAGAAACGTCAGCGATGGGTACCCCTTGCAGGCGCCCAGGGCTACGTCCCAATGACGGCAGACGGAAGAGAACACGCCTTGGAGGGCTTTCTTCTCAATAAAGACTTCGGGATAGATATCTTGATTCTCCCAGCGGTTCTTGTGGTAGGTCTTCATCCACAGCTTCACTTGCACCTGTGCTCTTTCGAGCTCATCTTCAAGGACGGTTTCTTCGTACTTTGTGATGCCGATCATGGAGCGATCGAGGTCGGAGAATGTGTTGAAGCTGACAAGTCCGGCCCAGCGTGCCTCTATCATAGCGTTCACAACGCGCTTATAGTGGTTGATGGAGTTCGTCATGCCGATGGAAACGAGCTGGTAATGCAGGGCGCGGAGTGTAAGAACGCCCGGCTCGTAACGGCTGATAATCTGAAGGGCGTTGTCGGTTATCCACTGTTTGGTAAATAGATCTTTCATAGCGCCTGCATTTAGTCGGTGGTACCACAGATTTGAGCATAGCCTTCGTCATAGAGTGCGTCGCGCTCGTAGCGGGAAATGATAAAAGCTACGTCTTCGCCCTGGAGAGTGTGGCAGAAAAGAATATAGGCTCCGGATGGTGCGATATAGTTATCTTTGTCGCCTACAGGCCTGTCGAGAATCACTTTTATGTGACTCGTTGTGTTGATGACGCTATGGATCCGGTGCCAGTTTACAGTTGCGTACAAGGTAGTAGGCTCTGAAGACCGGCTTGTGGATCCAAAATCGACCAAAAGGCCCTTACAGAGCGCTTTTGAGATGGCGTCGAGATCATTGGTGGTGATGTGCAGCTCTTCAAACACCTGCAGAGGGTGTGCCTTCGCGTAGCCCATAAGGTCAAACTTGGCTTCCGGCTCTTCCTTCTTCACAAACTTCTCCCTGGGGTTGAGCTGTATCATGGCGTGCTTCAGCTCGTGGAAGACGGCGCAGATCTGACGGCGTTCATCTTCTACGGTTGCGCGTTCCTGCTTCAGCATGTCGAGCTGGATATTGAGCGCAGATTTCTGCGCCACGATATTGGAGCGCCGCTTCGTGATGTCGCGGAGGCGTGTGTCATAAGGCTCCACAAGGCCGAACTGTGTGGCGTTAATTTCAGCCATCCAGGCCTCAAACTCTACTTGGTTCTCTACGGGGTGAGCTGCAAAGTGCTCACGGATTTCTTTTTCATTCATAGTGCGTGTGTATTTAGGGGTTAGTCATTAAAGCGAACGTCATCCGGCGTGATGGGAACGATGAGCCGGAAGCCGGAACGCGGTGAAGAAATGAACTCGGAAACGGATGCAGCCAGAGCTACAATGAGGCAGAAGAAAGCTATAAGGAAGCGCTCCCCCTGTTTGTCGTTTGAATTTTCCATACTTTTTGTCATTTTAATGTTTGTTTAGGGTTGTTTTGATAGGTTTTTATTCGTTTTTGGTCATTTAGGGCGAGAAAAACCGCCCGAAAGATTTTTGTTTTCGCTTGTTTTGCCGATATTTGCCCTTCCAACAATTATTAAATAATGTATATTCGCGCTCTTTTGAGCATTAAGGCAGGCAAGAAACAAGAAATAACTACCGAAAGACGCCTCTTTTCGTGAAATCTGCGACAAAGGTACAACAATTATCAAGAAATAGCAAGAAGTAGCAAGGATTATTTTTACAAAATATGCTGCATAACATAAAATAGTGGCAAGAAATCGCAAGAAATGGAGAAAAAGGAAAGGTTAGAAGCGGCTTTTGAGCATTTGCGTTCAAATGGTAGCGTGCGCTCTCAGTTGGATGCCGCAAAAGCCATGGGGACGGGTGAGGCCTCGTTCTCCAGAGCGATGAGCGGCCACCCGAGTTATCTCACGGATAGGTTCCTGAAGCGTTTTAATGCTGCCTTCGGTGGTGTGTTTAGCAATGAGTGGCTGATATCGGGAGAAGGCGAAATGCTGGCCCGCCCGGAGCAAACTGCCTGTCCGCCCGTAGCAAACTGCGAGTCCGCCCGAAGCGGATTGGATGCCGGCCTGCCTCTGGTGCCCTTCGATGCGTTGGCCGGTCTGCCTGGTGGTGATCTTCCCGGCATCCGTCTGGAAGACTGTGAGCGCTATGTGGTGCCTGAGTTCTCGCGCATGGGTGCAGACTGCCTCGTGCGTGTGGCGGGTGCAAGCATGCAGCCGCGTTATCTAAGCGGAGACCTGTTGGCCGTCCGGCGCCTGAGCTCTGCCACTTTCCTGCAGTGGGGTAAGGTTTATGTCCTGGATACAGAGCAGGGCCTTCTGGTGAAGAAGCTGATGCCCTGCGACGGCGACGAAGGCTGCGTGCTCTGTGTGAGTGAGAACGAGAAAGAGTTCCCGCCCTTCCGTCTCCCCAAGGCAGAGATACGAAGCCTCTCCATCGTCGTCGGCCATGTCAGCGTAGAGTGATTGTGGAGTGATTGTGGAGTGATTGTGGAGTGTTGTGAAATGAACAGTCTGAGAACAGTCTGGCAACAGTCTGAGAATGGTACCACAGATTTTCGGAATGGTACCACAGATTTCGTGCAACGAAAATGGAGCAAAACGCGGTCAATCGCGGTCAATCGCGGTCGAGAGTATATTTTTCCGGGAAATCTGCGCATATTTTTCGGGGAAATGTGCGTCCCGTCGGGAAATGGGGAGAGATTGGGGAAAGAATGGGGAGTTCGTCGGGAAGTTTGTCGGGAAGTCGTCGGGTACAAATGGGTACAAAAGGGTACAAACGGGGATTTTTGGGTACAAACGGGTACAAATGGGGACAAAAGAAAGGCCGCAGAGACGTGGAAACTTGCCAAATTACTTTCCACTACTCTGCAGCCTATATCTATTCGGCGCATTTTCAACGCCTTCCAATATCCAAAAGCCGCGCGGATGATGTGATGAAACTCCGACTAGATAGGATTTGAGGGTTTGCCTTCTTTGTAATCCGCTGCGCTCCGGAGAGTGGCGGCACGCCATCGAAAAGCAAAACTGGTCTCGTTTCAGTGT